AAGGTTCTCAAAGATATACTGGTGGAGTTCATATTCCTGGTGACTATAATTTAATAGAAAGTGTAGGAATTACTAGTATTCAATTTACTGGTTCTACTGCATCTGTTGCCTCAGATCCAAATAGTGCAAATGTACCTCTTGGTGGAATTATTGTTTCTGTTGGTTCTACAGAAGGATTGGGATATCAACCATTAGTTGGTGCTGGTGGAACTGCTGTAGTATCTGGATTAGGTACTATTAGTTCTGTAAGCATTGGAAATAGTGGTTCTGGTTATAGATCTGGAATTCAAACAGTAGTAAATGTAGGAGTTCAAACTTTAAGTACTGGTGCTCCTAATATTGAATTTATTGGTACTGCTGCTATTAGTGGAGGTCATATTGTAAGTATTGCTATTACCAATCCAGGTACTGGATATACAACAACTAATCCACCTTCTGTAGTAATAGATGAACCATTATCTTATGATAATATGCCTCTATTCTATAGCTCATCTTCTAGTGGAGTAGGATCTCAAGCAAGAGCAAATATAGTTGTTGGGCAAGGTTCTAGTGTAATTGATTTTGAAATTACAAATCAGGGATATGGTTATGGAGAAACTCAAGTATTAACAATTGGTGTTGGTGGCACTGTTGGTATTCCTACCAATAGTTCTTATAGTCCATCTAGAGAATTTGAACTTACTATTCAAGAAACTATTAGTGATAGTTTTGCTGGATGGACAGTAGGTGATTTCCAAGTATTGGATAATTTAGATTCATTATTTGATGGAAAAACAAAATCATTTGCTTTAAATTTAAATGGTGTTCAGCAAACTATTCAATCCAAACCAGGATCTAATATAGATGTTGAAGTTGCTCTATTGATATTTGTTAATGATATACTACAGGTTCCTGATGTTGGATATACATTTAAAGGTGGTAGTTATATTACCTTTAAAGAAGCTCCTAAAGAAGGAGATACTTCTAAGATTCTTTTCTATCAAGGAACAGGATCTGTTGATGTTACTAATGTAGATATTTTAGAAACTATTAAGAAAGGAGATGAAGTTAAATTATATGATAAAGATATTTCATTAGAAGAAAATAAAAGAACAGTTACTGATATTACAGCATCTGATAGTATTAAAACAAATCTATATGGAGGACCAGGAATTACTACAGATGAAACCTTTGAAAGAGCTCTTACATGGTCTAGACAAACTCAAGATAAATTTATAGATGGTCAGGCAGTTACTAAGGATAGACCTCATTATGAACCATTAATTTATCCTAGTACTAATATTATTCAATCTGTGGGAGTAGGATCTACTGTGATTTATGTTTCTAATATTAGAACCTTCTTTGATAGCAACAAAGAAAATTATACTGGTCAAACTGATATTAGAATTGTTTCTCAAGATAGTTTAGTTGGAGCATCTGCTACTGCATTTGTTTCTGTTGCTGGAACTGTAACATCATTTGATATTACAAATCCTGGTGTTGGATATACTATAGCACCAACTGTTTCTATTGTTACTCCTATAGGTTTGACAACATCTCAAGGTGCTAGAGCAACTGCTACTATTAGTGGTGTTGGAACTGTAAATGCTATTACAGTTTCTTATGGAGGAACTACTAGTGGATTTGCTTACACTAGCACTGCTGCTCCAGCAGTTTTAATAGGAGAACCTAAATCAGTAACTTCAATAGAAACTATTGAGAATGTATCATACTCTGGTGATTTTGGAATTATATCTGGTATATCCACAACATCTGTTGGTGTAGCATCAACTGGTATTGTATTCGATTTACTTCTTCCAAATGATTCATTATTCAGAAATGCATCCATTGTAGGTAGTGCTTTGACTGTAAGTGGAATTTCTACTGGATATTACTTTACAGTATTTAATTCTAATGTAGGATCTTCAGTAACTTCTCTATATCAAGATGGTACTGTAGTTGGTATAGGTACATCTTTCTTAGATAATGTTTATGAAGTTGCTCAAGTATCTATTGCCCAAACTATGGGTATAGGAATTGGATTAACCTATGTTGCTCAAGTAACAGTAAGTGTTCAAGATTATAATGGACTAACTGGATTGGGATATAGTGAATTCTTTGGCGAATATAGTTGGGGTAGAATTGATACTGCTCCAAGAGGTAAAGCAAGAGTATTTACTTCTTATGCAGGTAATAGTGATGGATTAGTTGG